GCCAAACGCAAACCGCCGCGATATTTTTCGAAATCTTTTTTCCCGGGAGGGTTCGATGGGCAGGACGCGGACGCCGGCGGGTGAGCGGGAGGCCAAGGGCAACCCGGGCCACCGGCCGATCGCCGCGCCGCCGGCCGTGCCGGTGATCGAGGGCGATGCGCGCGCGCCGAGCTGGCTGAGCGAAGAGGCCGCGGCGATCTGGGCGCGCCTGGCGCCGGAGCTCACGCGGCTGAAGCTGCTGCAGAGCCCGGACGCGATGACGTTCGGCCGGTACTGCCAGTATTTCGCGCTGTGGCAGAAGGCCAACCGCGCGCTCCAGGTCGAGGACCTGGTCAAGGAAACCGTGTCCGAGCACGTGACGATGGACCGGCTGAACAAGAACCTGCAGGCCGCCCTCTTGCTCGACAAGCGGCTGACCGAGATGGAAGACCGCTTCGGCCTGAACCCCGCCAACCGTCAGCGCATCTTTGCGTTGCGCGCCCAGGGCTCGGGCCAGGGCGTGCTGCCGGGCGAACTGCCGCTCGGCGCGCCGGCGCCGGCGTCGCACGACGCGCCGCTGACCGGCTTCCTGAACTGAGGCCGTGACGTTCACCTTCGACGACAAGGCCGCCGACGCGGCCGTCCGGTTCTTCAACACGCGGCTGCGCCTGACCGAGGGCGAATGGGCCGGCCGGCCTTTCCAGCTCGAGGCGTGGCAAGAGGACGACATCGTCCGGCCGCTGTTCGGTTGGAAGCGCGAAGACGGCACGCGTCGCTATCGCCGGTGCTATGTGTGGGTGCCCCGGAAGAACGGAAAAACCGAACTGGCGGCGGGCATCGGCCTGATCGCGCTGTTGGGCGATGGGGAGCCCGGCGGCCAAGTGTTCGCGATCGCGGCCGACAAGGCGCAGTCGACCATCGTGTTCAACAAGGCCACGGCCATGGTGCGGATGAGCGATTCGCTCGCGCCGCGGCTGGATTGCCTCAAGACGTCAATCTACAGCCCGGACCTCAACGCCGCCTTCCGGCCGCTCAGCGGCACGCCCGAAGGCAAGCACGGCCTGAACATGTCGGGCCTGATCGGCGACGAGATCCACGAATGGCCGGACGACCGGCTCTACACCTTCGTGCACCAATCGAGCGCGGCGCGCCGCCAGCCGCTGGAGTTCCTGATCAGCACCGCCGGCGAGAAGCGCGGCTATGGTTGGGAAATCTGGGACTATTGCCAGAAGGTGCTCGACGGCACGATCCACGACGACGAGACCCTGGTCGTCATCTACGCCGCCGATCCCGAGGACGCCTGGGACGATCCGGCCACCTGGGCCAAGGCGAACCCAAACCTCGGCGTCAGCGTCAAACAGGCCTATCTCGCCGCCGAATGCGCCAAGGCCAAGGAACTGCCGCGGCTCGAGAACGACTTCAAGCGCTACCACCTGAACCTCTGGACCGAGCAGGCCGTCCGCTGGATCCCGATCGACAAGTGGGACGCCTGCGCCGGCGACGTCGACTGGCGCAACCTCGCCGCCGAGCTGCAGGGCGATCCGTGCTTCGCGGGCCTGGACCTGTCGCAGACCCTGGACCTCACCGCCAAGGTGCTGATCTTTCCGCCGCACGGCGCCCGCGATCGCTGGGCGATCCTACCGACCTTCTATGTGCCCGAGGCGCGCATCGCTGAGCGCGTGCGCCGCGACCGGGTGCCCTACGATCAATGGCTGAAGTCCGGCGCGCTGAAGTGCACCGAGGGCAACGTCGTCGACTATGAATTCGTGAAGGCCGATCTGCGCGAGGACGCGGAGCGCTATCACATCATCAAGGCCGGTTTTGACCCGTGGAACGCCATGCAGGTCATGCTGGACATGCAGAACGAAGGCCTGCCGGTCGAACAGGTCCGCCAGGGCTATCTGACACTGTCGGGCGCGTCGAAGGAACTCGAGCGCCTGGTGCTCGACCTGGACCTGATGCACGGCGGCCACCCGATCCTGCGCTGGTGCGTGCAGAACGTGGCGATCGAGACCGACCCGGCCGGCAACATCAAGCCCAGCAAGGCCAAGAGCACCGAACGGATCGACGGCGTCGCCGCCCTGGTCACCGGTCTCGCCCTGGCGCTGCGAAACGAGGAAGGGCCGACCATGACCATCACCCGCGACGCGATCCTCGTCCTCTAGATGCCCAACTGGTTCACCCGGGCGCTGTCGGGCATGGGCCTGATGGCCGGCGAGTCGCCGGACGTGGCGCCCGATCCGTGGGATGCGCGGTTCTGGGGCGGCATGTCGACGGCCTCGATGTCGGGGCAAAGCGTCACGGCCGAGACGGCGCTGCAGCTGGACGTGGTGCAGTCGGTGCTCGACCGCCTGGCCGGCACCATCAGCACACTGCCAATGCAGATCTTCCGGCGCACTGGCGGCGAAGCCCGCGAGGTGGCGCGCGACCATCCGCTCTATCGCCTGCTGCACGACTTCCCCAACGACCGCCAGACGGCTCAGGAGTTTCGCGACAACCAGCAGCGCCAGCTGGCGTGGCACCGCAACAGCCTCTGCCTGATCGAGGCGGCCGCGGACGGCTCGCCGATCGGCGCGCTGAACCCGATCGACTGGGCGCGGGTGCAGCGGGTCTATTCCTCGGCCGGCCGCGTCTATTACGAAGTGCGCCGCATCGCGCCGTCGAGCGGGTACGACACTTATCGCGACGACGAGGTCTGGCACATCCGCAAGGCGCCACTGACGGTCGACGGCCTGTGCGGCCTGCCGGTCTGGCAGACCAGCCGCGAAACCCTGGGCGACGCCCTGGCCGTGCGCCAGTTCGGGGCGCTGTATTTCGCGAACGGCGGGTCGGGCGGCGGGGTACTGAAACACCCGGGCAACTTCAAGACGACCGACGACCGCGACGCCTTCCTCAGCGCCTGGCGCGCGGGCGGCTCGGGCATGAACCGTCACAAGGATCGCCTGTTGCTGATGGGCGTCGACTATACGCCATTCCAGGTGCGGAACGACGAGGCGCAGTTCATCGAGACCACGAAACAGGCCGAGCTGAAAATCTGCCGCGTCTGGAACATGCCGCCACATCTCGTGGGCATTCTGGACTCGTCGAACCGCAGCACCACGGAACAGCAGTCGATCGAGTATGTCGTCTATACGCTCGCGCCGTGGATCGCCGCCTGGGAACAGGCCGCCAGCCGCGACCTGCTGATCGGCGCGGACCGTGACGAATATTTCGTCGAGTTGAACGTCGCCGGCCTCCTGCGCGGCGACATCAAGACGCGCTACGCGGCCTACGGCATCGGCCGCCAGTGGGGCTGGCTGAGTGTCAACACCATCCTGCGCCTGGAAAACATGGACCCGATCGGGCCCGAGGGCGACCGTTACCTCGAGCCGGTCAACATGACCGCGGCCGGCGCGCCCGGCGGCGATGAAACCGCGACGGCGCCGGACGATGACGGCGGCGACGACGAAAAGGACCCGGCCGACGCCCAGGGCGATCCGGAGGAGACCGATTGATGGCCAAGCGCTCCGCGACCCAGAAGATCCTGCAGCGCCTGGTGCTCGACAGCGGTTCGGGCATCCTGGCGATCGACGAGACTCGGGTGGCGCACGTGGCGCGCGATGTCGCCGAGGCGAACGCCGTTCGCGCGCCGACCGCGGTGGCCGTCATCCCGCTGATGGGCGCGGTCTACAGCCGGGGCCAGTACGGCATGGAAGGCTTCCGCGCGCGCCTCGCCGCGGCGGCCGACAATCCCGACATCGGCGCGATCATCCTGGATATCGACAGCCCCGGAGGCACCTATGCCGGCACCCCTGAAACCGCCGCCGCCGTTCGCGCCGCCGCCGGCGCTAAGCCCGTCACGGCCGTTGTCGATTCCCTCGCCGCTAGCGCTGCATATTGGATCGCAAGCCAGGCCGGATCTGTCGTCGTTTCGCCCTCCAGTGAGGTTGGATCGATCGGAGTGCTGAGCGTCCATATGGACCTCAGCCAGATGCTCGAAGCCGAGGGCGTGAAGACCACGATCATCCGCTCGACGCCGTTCAAGGCCGAGGGCAACCCGTTCGAACCGCTGAGCGCCGAGGCGCAGGCCAACATCCAGGCCGAGGTCGACCTGGCGCATGGCGAGTTCGTCCGCGCCGTGGCCGCCGGCCGTAAGACATCGATGTCGAAGGTGGCCGACACCTTCGGCCAGGGCCGCACCGTCTCGGCCGCCCGCGCGGTGCAGCTGGGCATGGCCGACCGCATCGGCACCATGGCCGACGTGCTGGGCGGCCTGCGCACCAAGCACGCCTTCCGCCGGCGCAGCGCGATCAGCTTCGCCTAATTCCGCCACCTTCGCCTACCCGATCGCCGCGCATGCTCCCTGGCGGGCCATGCGGCTGCGGCGTTTCGCCCGCCAGAAACGGAGCCCCACATGCGCATCGATATCAAGAAACTGCGGCAGGACCGCGCGGCCAAGGCCGCGCGCGGCAAGGCCGCCCTGGCCGAATACAACACCTTGTCGGCGAAGGCCGATCCCACGGCCGACGACGCCACGCGCCTCGGCACGCTGAACGCCGAGCTCGAAGCCCTCGAAACCGAGGTCGCCGACCTCGAGGCGCAAATCACGGCCGAAGAGACCCGCATCCGCCGCACCGGCCTCTTCAGCACCGAAACGCCGGTTCCGGCGCGCTCCGCCGCCCGCACGGTCAATGAGCCGGGCCCGGGCACGGCCGGCTTCCGCAACCTCGCGGAATTCGCGGTGTCGGTCCGCTCGGCCATCACGGGCAACCGCGTCGATCCGCGCCTCGCCGACAGCTACGCCCCGGCGATCGGCGCCGCTCCGGCCAACTACGAACAGAACTTCGGCACCGCCGGCGAAGGGTTCATGGTGCCTCCGGATTTCCGGGCGCAGATCTGGAACCTGATGGGGACGCAGAACGACCTCTATCAGATGGCGACCAGCATCCCGACGTCCTCGAACGCCGTGTTCATGGCCAAGGATGAGACGACGCCTTGGGGGTCGTCCGGCGTGCAAGCCGTGTGGCGCTCGGAAGCCGCGCAGCTGAGCGCGTCCAAGATCGGCGTCGGCCAGATCACCGTGCAACTGCACGAACTGGCCGCCTATGTGCTGGCGACGAACGAGATCCTCGACGACGCCCCGATGCTGAACGACAAGCTGACCACCCAGGCCGCCCGCGCCCTGAGCTGGAAAGCCTCGGACGCCCTGATCTGGGGTGACGGCAACGGCAAGCCGCTGGGCTGGCAGAACGCCAACAGCCTGGTGGTGGTGGCCAAGGAATCGGGCCAGGCGGCCTCGACCGTCGTGGTGGCCAACCTCGGCAAGATGCTCAGCCGCATGCTGCGCCTCGGCGGAAAGCCTTTCTGGGTGCTCAACCCCGACGTGCTGCCGCAGCTGATCAGCCTCACCATCGGCAACGTGCCCGCATGGCTTCCCTTCAATTCGCCGATCGAGGGTTCGCCCTGGGAAGGCGCGCTGCTGGGTCATCCGGTGCTGTTCAGCGAGCACGCGCAGAGCCTGACGACCCAGGGCGATATCAACCTGGTCAACATGGACGGCTATATGCTGTTGAACAAGGCGGGCGCCGGCATCGACTTCGCCAGCTCGATCCACCTGTTCTTCGACTACAACATCAGCGCCTTCCGCTGGATCACGCGGATCGGCGGCCAGCCCTACCTTTCGGCCGCGGTCACGCCGGCGAACGGCTCGAACACCAAGAGCCACTTCGTCACCCTCGCCGCCCGATAAGGGCCGCGGGCTTCGGCCCGCAACGCCGGCGGCGGAGCGTCATCCGCCGCGCCCCTTTTCCTCTCATCTGAACAGGAGGTTCCCGCATGGAACCGTATATCCGCCCGTCCAAGCGGGCCTCGATCCTCGGCACCATCCCGCCGCAATCGGCCACCACCGTGCAATCGTCGGGCTGGCTCGACGCGACCACCTTCCACAACGTCATGGCGATCATCGAAACCGGCACCATCTCGGCGTCGGGCACCGTCGACGCCAAGTTCCAGCAGGCGACCAGCAATGCCGGCGCCGGCGCGAAGGACGTGACCGGCAAGGCGATCACCCAACTGACCCAGGCCGCCAGCGGCTCGAACAAACAGGTGCTGATCGACATGCACCAGGAAGACCTGGATATCGCCAATGGCTTCAAGTGGATCCAGCTCAGCATCACCCCGGCCACGGCCGCGGCGCTGATCGCCGGCCAGGTGCTGGGTTTCGACCCGCGCAACCTCGAGGCGTCCAACTCGCTGAACGCCAACGCCTCGCAGGTCCAGGTCGTCTGATCGGGGGCGGCCCCGCAAGGGCCTGATCAGACGCGGGCGGCGCGACTTGTCCCTCGTCGCGCCGCCCAACCATCACGAGAACGCCGAGAACAGGTGACCCATGGATGATTACGCCTCGCCCGACGGCCGCAAGGTCGGCGTGCAATCGAACATGGCGATCCTGTTCTCGGACGGGTTCGGCGGCTCGGCGATCGACGCGACCAAGTGGGACGTGATCGACGGCGGCCTGGGCGCGAACCCCACCCTGGGTGGCTTCTCGCGCACCCAGGTGGCGATCGGCTCGGGCGTCACCGGCATCACCGATTCGGTGGCCTCCAGCGTGCTGACCGTGACCATGGGCACGACGACCAACGCCGAGCGCTGGTATCTGAGCAAAGGCACGTTCGCCGGCGCCGAGGACGTGACGATCATCCTCAACCGGCCCAGCGTGCTGGCGGAAAACACCTTCTTCGTCGGCCTGGTGGAGGTCGATCCGGCGACGAACATTCCGCTGCCCAACGGCACGATCAGCGGCGATTTCACGAACCGGGGCGGCGTGGATTTCGCGAAACAGGCCTCGAACCAATCTTCGTTGATCATTGAGGCGATCGAGGACAACAGCGGGGTGCTGGCCACCACCGGCGCGACCATCGTCAACGCGCCCACCGCCGGCAACTATTTCGAGACGACGATCGAGTTTCACGCCGAGGACATCATCGCCTCGACCACCACGCCGGATTCGACCCTGGGCCGTCAGCCGGCCGTGGCGCGCCTGTCCAGCCAGGTGCCGAACGACAACCGCAAATACAAGCTTCTCATGCGGTTCAAGAACAACGGCACGCCCGGCGGCTCCAGCCAGTTCCTGATCCAGCGCATCATCGTGGTGAACAACCAGGAACTGCGCGTCGAGGTGGCCAGCGGCCGGGGCGACGCCATCGCCCAAAAGGGCCTGCCGGTCAACGTGGCCAACCCCGCGCCGGTGGCGAGCTCGACGAAGCTGTTCTCGGCCGCAACCACCAACGCCAACATCGTCAAGGCCTCGCAGGGCTGGCTGATGGGCGGCCTGGCGTTCAACTTCAACGCAGCGGCGCGCTATCTGAAACTCTACAACAAGGCCACGGCGCCAACGGTGGGCACGGATGCGCCGATCTTCACCGTGCCCCTGCCGGCGGGCTCGGCCACCGTTCCATCCATCGTTTCGATCATGGACCTGGTGGGCGCGGAGGGTCACCTTTTCACCACGGGCATCGCCCTGGCGATCACCGGGGCGCTGGCCGACGCCGACACCACGGCGATCGGCGCGAACGACGTGGTCCTGGCGCTGAACTGGTTCTGAGCGTGGGCCTTTCCCGAAACGTCGCTTTCGCGCTGCTCGGCGCGGTCGCCTATTTCACGCTGGCGATCCTCGCCGTCGAGCGGGCGCGCGGCGCATCCGTGCCGCTCAGCAGCCTGCCGGCGCGCGGCGCCATCGCGGCGACCGACCAGCTGCCAAACCTGCCCAGCGGATCGGCCAACCTGCAGGCCAGCACGGCCCAGGATGTTCAGAACTTCGTGCTGACCAGCGTCAAATCCTATGGCGCGGTGGGCGACGGCCTGACCGACGATACCGTGGCGCTGCAGAACGCGATCAACAGTGGGCTCAGCCTGTATTGTCCGGCCGGGACCTACAAGACGACCGCAACGCTCAATTTCATCACGACGACCAACCACGGCCAGACCCTGCGCGGCGGGGGCTCGACCTCTCAGGCGGGCGGCGGCGGTTCGGCCTGCACCATCAAACCTTCGGCCGCAGTCGCGGTTGCGATCAAGATCGATGGCACGGCGTTCTCCGGCTATGTGCAAAGCCTGGGCATCGAGAACCTGGCCGTCGACATGACCAACATGTCGGACCTCGCCACGTCGATCGCTTTCTATCAGGGGCAAGCGTTCGATATTCGCTACAACAATGTGCGGGTGGTTAATTATGGGCTGAACAAGCTGTCCTGGTACTTCTACGCCGGGGCCTACACCACCCAATTGAACAATTGCCAGGGTGGCCAAATCTATTTTGACGGAATCTCGTTCTCGAACGCGACCACGACGATCAGCCTCAACAACTGCGACCTTCTGTCGATCTATCATGACCATTTCGTCAACGTGACGATCAACGGCGGAGCGGTTCAGCAGCCTTACACGGCGTCCGTCCCGATCATCTATCTGGCGCCGGGCACGACGCCCTATGGTTACGTGCCGAACACCGCCGGCCTGTACGCGGCGGTAATGTCGAACATCCAGTTCAGCAACAACTTCACCAGCGTCGGCACGGATTGGGAGCAGGGCGGCGGCTATCCCGGCACCTACAACGACGGAACCCATGGCGTGTTGACGCTGATCCGGGTTGTCGAGGTCAGCGCCAATTCGACGAACACCACCTTCATCAATTCGAACTTCGCCGGAATGTACCTTCTCGATTACGGCGTGAACACGCGGGTGATCGGGCAACCTTATGGCGGCTGCTGCGGCGTCGACATCCACAATGGCCTGAACATCGAAATGGGCGATGCCGGGAATGTCGGGACGCTGTTCGGCTTGACCAGCCTGGCGGACTACCTCAGCACGGTCACGACGAAGACCTGGAGCATCACCGGCTCGACCGGCGCGGCGAGCTTTTTCAAGGAAAGCATCAAACCCACCGCCGACGCCGACCTGATCTGGCAGCTGAAGAACGCAGCCGGCACGGTCCTTCTGGACTATGCGTCCAACACGCCCGCGCTCAACCTCTACAACGGCATATCGCTGAAGGCCTATTCCGACACCGGCACCACGCAATATTTCCAGTTGGACAGCGCCACCGGCCTGACGACATGGAAGAACGCCGGAACCACAACGATCACCGTGACCCCATCGAATGGGCATATCGCCGCGACCGCGCTGAACGGCGTCCTGGGCGACGTCACGCCCGCGCTGGCCACGGTGACCACGCTTAACGCGACCACCGGAATAAACCTCGGCGCCGGCTCAGGCCACCTCCTGTGCGCCGCCGCCGCGCCGACCATATCCAGCGGATTCGGCACGGGCGCCACGATCGTTTCAAACAATGGCAGCTGCAGCTTTCAGATCAACGTCGGAACTGGTGGGACGGCCAACAGTGGCGTGATCGGGCTGGCGACGGCGACCACGGGCTGGGACTGCATGGCCAACGACATCACCACGACGTCGGCCACGGTGTTTCTGACCAAGCAGACCGCCTCGACCACGGCCTCGGCGACGATCGGCAACTTCAACACCTCGGCCGCCGCGGCCGCGTGGGTCGCCTCGGACAAGATCAACGTGCAGTGCCAGGCCAACTGAGCCCGCGCCGTGCCTGTTCTCCTTTTCGCGGCCGATCTGAGCGCCGGCGGTTTCAACGCCCTCGCGGTCGACGCCGCCGGCGACACACTGGCGGTTTCCACCGGGCCTGCCTTTCCCAATCCGTGGAAAGCCAG